CAGTGCTCTGTGGGGCTCCGATAGCCCTGAAGTCGTAACCCAAGTCAGGGAGCACATGCTGCAAGAGTTTCCGCACCACGCGGACAGCATCATGAAGCACCTGTCTGACGAAGCGATCAAAGGACTATGGACCAAGCCAAAGAAGAAGAAGTAAAGCCGAAGAACAAGGGCGGAAGGCCGCGCAAGAGCACGCACAAGAAGCGAGCGAAGCGGCCTTCCGCGTTGACCGGCATCAGATATGAAGCACGTTCGAGGATCAACAAGGCGGTAGCCGCTCGACCCGAAGTGCGGAAGAAGAAGTTAGCAGCGCTGAAGAAGGCGCGAGAAGCACGCAAAGGCCCACCGCGTCTTGGTGTCCCCGATGGATGGACACGAGGACAGGCAGAGATGCAACGCGTGTACGACGGCATCAAGGCCGACCTCATCCTAGATCGAATGGAATCAGCAGGCATGGTTGACGAGACCAAACCCGGTGACTTTGAAGTCATCACTGTAGAGATTGCGGGCAAGCCTTACGAGGTTCGTGTCCCGAAGACTGAAGACGGTATGGCACGAGCCGCGCTGCGAGAGGCCATGATCTGCGCCATCAGCCCGCTCACGCATAGCGCGTCGAAGCCCACCTACATTCGCACTGTCCTTGAGTGGACCAAGCCCAAGCCCGCGACGACCAGCAACGTCACCGTGAACACGGAAGACTGGCTGGACGCGGCACTGAAGGACAACGCCACTTACAATGACCCAAGCGATGACGAAGGAGCAGATAGCGCTCCGTAAGCGCTTCTATGACGACTTCGGCTTCTACAGCAAGCACGCCCTGAAGGTCCGCTCCAAGGCTGGCGAGGTCACGAGCTTCAAGCTCAACCCCGTGCAGACACGCTTCGATATCGAAGTGGCTGACCAGCGCCGACGCACAGGGCGCGTTCGCAAGATCATCCTGAAGGGACGCCAGCAGGGCTTCTCGACCTACGTGTCAGGCCGCATGTACTCGCGGCTCTCTCAGCGGCGAGCCAAGAAGGGCCTCGTCGTCGCGCATAAGGCGGATAGCTCCCGTGCGCTGTTCGATATGTACCGGCGTTATCACACGCTGCTGCCGCCGATGCTCAAGCCTGAGACCAACTACTCCTCCCGTAAGGAGTTGGTGTTCTCGAAGCTCGACACGGCGCTCATCGTGGCGACCGCAGGCGGCGACGGTCTTGGCCGTGGCGAAATGTTCTCCGACTTGCATCTGTCCGAGTTGGCCTTCTGGCCCGCAGGCACGGCGAAGGAGAACCTTCACGGCCTCCTCCAGTGCCTTCCGAACACGGAGGACACTGAAGCGTACATCGAGAGCACCGCGAACGGCTTCAACCTGTTCAAGGAAATGTGGGACGCCGCCGTGTCAGGCGAGAGTGATTGGGAGCCCTTCTTCGCGGCTTGGTTCGAGACGCCTGAGTACCGCGAAGCGGTGCCCGCAGGCTTCGAGCGGACGCTTGAGGAAGAAGACCTCGTTGCCCTCTACGGGCTCGATGACGGACAGCTTGTGTGGCGGCGGCGGCGTATCGCTGACGGCGGACGCATGAAGTTCATGCAGGAATATCCTTGCTGCCCCGACGAGGCGTTCATCGCCTCAGGTCGCCCCGTGTTTGACCCTGAGCAGATCGTGTCGCTTCTGAGCGGCGAGACCAGCCCCATCAAGCGCATGGACGTGGAAGAAGTCACTGCGGACACTCTCCGCGTGGTCGAAAGCCCCGTTGGGCGTCTCCACGTCTATCGAGACCATGAACCAGGTGAGAGCTATGCTATTGGCGCTGACGTTGGCATGGGTGTTCGCGACGGCGACTGGTCCGTTGCTCATGTGCTCGACAGCGAGAAGCGGCAAGTGGCTGTCTTCCGCGCCCAAGTCCATCCCGACTACTTCGCGGACATTCTCGTGGCGCTGGGGCGCTACTACAACGGCGCGCTCATCGCCCCCGAGCGGAACAACCACGGCCTCGTGACGTGCATCCGGCTCTGGAAGGACCTCGCCTATCCGAACGTCTTCCTCGACGTGACGGAAGGGCAGACTGAAGACAACGACACCCTCAACATCGGCTTCCTGACGACCGTCAAGACGCGACCTCTCATCATTGACCGCCTCCGCGCGGCGATGCGTGAGAACGATATCACGGTCCAAGACGAGACGACGTTGAAGGAGATGCAGACCTTCATCGTCAACGAGGCAGGCAAGATGACCGCTGAGGCGAACTGCCACGACGACTGCGTTCTCAGCCTCGCGATTGCGAACCACATTCACCCCGGACGTTTCGTACCGATCCCCGTCTCTGACGACTACTATTCAGAAGCGATTTAATGCTCGACACCAAGAAGAAGTACGGCAAGACGGAAGCCGAAATCATGGCCGTGGTGGGTCCCTCCGTGGACAACTCCACCACGTTCACCGATACGATGCTCGCCTCCGAGCGGTCGAAAATCCAGAAGTATTACGACGGCGATCTGCCCAAGCAGCAGCACGTTGGAAGCTCCAGCTACGTGTCATCGGACGTTTACGATGGCGTCGAGAGCATGAAGTCCCAACTGCTCGAAGTGTTCGCTGGCGGTCACGATATCATCCGCTTCAAGCCACTCAACCAGCAGGACGTTCCCGCTGCGCGCTTGGAGACGGCTTATGTCTCCGACCAAATCTTCGCCGTAGATAAGAACAACGGCTTCGACATTCTCAGCGACGTTATTGACGACAGCCTGAAGAACCGTATCGGCGTCGTGCAGGCTTATTGGGAAGATTGCGTCGAGCGCGATGAGCATACCGTCACCGGCATGTCTCAGGAAGACGCTCAGGCTCTCGCCGCCCAAGAGGACGTTGAGATTGACGTTGAGTTGAACGAGGAGACTGGCGGCTACGATGGTTCGTGGACGCGGGTTATCGACAACTCCGGTCTCCGTATCGAGAACGTCCCGCCCGAGGAATACTACAGCCAGGGCAAGAAGAAGCGCCGTCAAGATGGCGTGCGTGGTCGCAAGACCCTCAAGACCAAGGCCGACCTCATCAAGGAAGGCTACGACAAGAAGAAGGTCGATGCCATCGCGGTTGACAGCGAACTGGACTTCTCCAGCGAGCGACAGACCCGTAACCAAGAGACGGACGATGGCCTGCCTGATGCAGAGCCGCAGCCCGAGCTTGCTCAGGTCATGCTCCACGAGACGTTCATCCCGCTCTCGCTGAAGGGTGACGGCACGTCGTGCCTCTATCGTATCATCCACGCGGGCGGGCAACTGTTCGAGATGGATGAGGTCGAGGAAGACAACTTCGTCATCTTCACGCCCCTCCGCAGGCCGCACTCGCAGCACGGCAACAACTTCGCCAAGCGCATTGTCGCCACGCAGAACGCCCGCACGGTGCTGACCCGCGCCATCCTTGACCACACGACGACGACGGTGAACCCGCGTTGGCAGGTGCTCAACGGCGCTCTGGCGAACCCCAAGGAGCTTCTGGACAACCGCCTCCGTGGCATTGTCAACGTGAAGGTCCGCGACGGCATCGCACCGCTCCAGTACCCGAACCTCAACCCGTTCGTGTTCCAGACGGTCGAGATGCTGAAGGGCAACAAGGAAGAAACCACTGGTATCTCCTCGCTGTCTCAGGGCCTCAACAAGGACGCCATCAGCAGCCAGAACTCGCAGGGCCTCGTCAACGACCTCATCACGGTCTCGCAGACCCGGCAGAAGATCATCGCTCGCAACTTCGCCAACTTCCTCTCTGCGTTGTTCCTCAAGGCACGCAAGCTCGTGCTGGAGAACGAGAGCAGGAAGAAGCTGTTCGAGTTCGACAACGACTTCCAGAAGATCGACCCGAAGCTCTGGACCCCCGCAAGGATGGTTCAAGTCTCGCTCCATGTTGGCTACGGCGAACAGGAGAAGGAAGCGGCCAAGTTCGCAGCCCTCTGGGGTATGCTGACGAAGGACCCGCACGCCTCGATGTTCTGCCCGCCCGAGAAGCAATACGCGCTCCTCCGCGACGGCATGAAGAAGAACGGCTTCGCGAACCACGCCGACTACATCATCACTCCAGACCAGATCAAGCCTCCCGGCCCTGATCCTATGGAGATGAAGAAGCTGGAGACTGAGGACAAGAAGGCGGAAGCCGCTCTCCTCACCGCGAAGGCTGCGATGGGCAAGGTCGAGGTCATGAAGGAGATGGACACCCTCAAGGGTCAGGTAGCTATGCTGCTGGCTCAGGTGAAGGAGTTCACTGCTCACCGTGACGCTGATCGCAAGGACATGGATATCGCCAACAAGGTGAACGTGTCGCAGCGTGAACTCGAACTGGCCGAACAGGTTGATCCTGCGAACCAGAAGGGCATCTTCAGTGCCAACTAAGGATTACCTGTATGCTTAAATGGCTCCTAAGCTCGCTCATGGCCTCTGGCGTGGGCGACCGCTTCGA